CCCCTTTCCATGCGTCGATTCAAATACGCCACGGCACGCGCCAAGCGTGAAAAGTGAGCATCTGAAACACTTGCAAGGCCTTCTTGCATCGAGTCAATGAAATATCTGCGGAGCTTGTTCGTTTTCATGTTCGTGGTTTGGTTTGTTATTGCTTATCAAATTTGACGCTTGCATCTTCTGGCAAGCCATAGGTTTCGCGGTCACATGACCACATGGTACGGGCTTGCTCTTCTGTCTCTGCCTCGTACCAATCAACGAAAGGCTCGGAGATGTGAGACACGCGCGTGATTGCTTTGTATTGGTTCATCGGTTTGGTTTGGTTTGGTTAGGCTGTCCATTGAATTCGCTTTGCGGTTAACGCTATATTATCACCAAATGTCGGAACGATTGGCTCACCATATGATTCGAAAACCTTGCGGTATGAATTGCCATCTTCGCCCCGATATTCTGCCGTGACGGCATTCACCATGCGGCGATTGTCGACATATGACCTTTGCTTGGCCGTTTTCACTATCTTGATAAGTTGGAGTTGCATCTTGTATCGTGGTGGTTGGTTTGGTTTGGTTTACTTGGAGGGTTTGGCAAGCTTGCGGTCGGCTTCGCGTTTGGCACGTTCCATCAAGACAAGCAAAGTCTGCTTGTGGATGTGTGGAATGTCGGAGCGATAGATTGCAACAAAGGCGGCATCAAGTTCGGCGCGGTGTGGTAGTGGAAATGCTTGTTTCATCGTGGTAGTTTGGTTATTGTTGGCGTGCCTTGTTTACTGGCAACGAGAGCAAGGTAGGACATGGCGTAGAGATTGCCAACAAAAAAGGAAATAACTTTGAAACTTTTTTTATCGAATAAGCTTGCCAAGCCACTAAACCCCTTAAAACAAGGCATTCCACGCAATCACAAGCAAGAAGCAAATCTCACGCCAAGGCCGCACTTTCAGCCCATGGGACAATCAAACCGCTAGGTAGCCAAGCTTCAAAGCCGCTAGTCATTCCCGTTAGGCTCTAGGTGATGAAGTGAAGTGGAGAGAATAAGAGAAGCAAAGGGAAGAACATGGACAGCGTCAAATATCCATTCACCTATTCAAGAGAAACAATCACCGCGCTTGTTGAATGAATGACCTTGTTTGAATGCCCTTCGCACATCCCGCTATGGCGTGATGGCTTGGGAGTAAGGTTTTACGCTCGTGGAGCGTAGGGTAAAGAGATTCGCGGATGTTGTCAACGAGAAAGATTTTGTTGGCAATGGTGACACCTATCACAAGCGCGAGCCGTCCCATTCGCCAGGTAACATTAGTAAGTTGGTAAGGTATTCAAGCAAGCCAATCCACAAGACAAGCGCATGATCCAAGCGACACATTCAAACGATCGTTTACATTGCCGGCACAGATCACATGAACACTGCTCACTTGAACAGGGGGGAGGGGGTCGACCGGCGAAATATTTTTATCATTGCTATCCATAAACCGGCCCCAGAAAAATTGTTACAATGGGGCAGTTCCCGTTCGGGGTTATTTGTGGATAGGTCTAGTGTATTGTGCTTAAATGTGCTAGATAGGTAACATTTGTGTTTATGGTTGACATTATGTGTGGTGTTGTGGTAATTGGTTGTGTGAGCGCGAGATGGACTTGTGCTTAGAAACTTATTTATATTATGCCTAGAGGAGACTCTTATCAACTTCAAGGTGGCAACGGAGGCATTGTGCTCTCGACAGCAGCTACTACTTACACTGGCCCAATCCGCTGGATTCAAGTTATAAATGATGCGGTGTTGGGTACTGTAACCAGTTCGTCTGGAAACATCTCTGGAGCCTCTAGGCTGCAAGGGCTTACCCTTCCCGCTGGTTTGGGGATTGGTGGTGAATTTAGCCAAGTAGTTCTTACCTCAGGCGTGGTGGTTGTTTACTACCTATAATGTCCCAGTTCAGGTCCACTGGTGGGTTAGATGACGCGATTGCCGCCGATGGTGATCGTGGATTTTTTGGTGTAAACCAGAGATTGCAGCTTAACCAGTTGGAGGCCGGTGAGGTAAGGGAGAGCCTTAATGGGCGCATGGAGGGTTTCTGGAGGCCGCGCAAGAGCGTGGTGTCTGTTAGCCCCGTGCTGACTACTGGAGGCACTCCGTTGAACCTTCCGTTCCACATCCTTCCAAGCCCATTCTACTTGGCTATCACCGCTGTGTCGTATACCGCGAATGTGGTAACTATCACCGTGGTTGGGCATGGGTTAACTATTGGGGAGGCTGGCAACCTTACGATTAGCGGTATTACCTTTACTGGCACGGATAACAATGGGGTCAAGGCTGTGACTGCGGCTACCGTGGACACATTGACCTTTCCTGTTACTGGGGTGACTGCTGTGGCACTAGGAGCAACTCCAAGGATTACACAGATCAACATTAACGATGCCGCTGCTAGCGATGTGTTGGCGTCCTGCATGTTCTCTGACCCTAACGAGTCCAACAAGGAGTACATCATTGTTGCGCTGGAGACTCTGGCGAAGAAGATTGACCTTTCTACGACACCCTACACAGCAACGACTATTCCGTATCCCGTGGGAGCCACCGTTGGGAGTAACTGCGATATGTTGCAGTGCTTCGACAAGGTGATGATCATGCGGGATGGGCAACAAGCTCTTGAGTGGTATCCTAATGGCAGGGCTATTCTTTCTGCGTCATCCAACTCGACCGCCAGTCCAAATACCGTGGTGACAATGAAAGTTCGTGAACACGGACTTACGGCTGGGTCATCCGTGGTTATCGCTGGGCTTACTAGTGGCACTCCTCCTAATGGAACATTCACGGTAGCAACAATCGTCGACCAAGACTCATTTACCTTTGTGGCATCTGGGATTTCTACTAGCACCACATTTGTAACCACGGTAGCCACAATGACTGATGGGTTTACCCTATCCCCCGGCGGTGCTTACACCCAGCCACAGACATTTGTTACAAGCGGCAACAACATTACAGTATCAAGCGGCTTGGTTTCCTTGACGATTACTGGCAACTTAACGATTTTCGCTGGTGATGTAGTTGTGATTTACGAGACAACCATCCCAGAGTTTACCTCAATTGTTGGTAAACAATTCCAAGTAACATCAGCGAGCACAACAAACATTCAGTTCCTTGCGCCAGTCGCCAACATATCGGCTAGCGGAAGCACTGGGCAGGTAGAGTTTGGCGGCAGGTTCACAGAAGGCGGTGGGTTTATGCACCAACCGGGTGCCCCTTGGGCTACCTACTTCCAGCGCAGGTTGTTTGTTCCGTTCTACTACTCCCAGTCTGGCACTTTTAGCGCACCAGTCTACACCAGCAGGAAGATTTCCGACGAGATTGCGGTTTCTGACCTGCTGGACACTACGACCTTCGACCAGATCGAGAATCAGTTCCGTATTACTGGTGGCACTGCCGACTATGTGGTGGCGATGCACGGGTTCTACGACGATTCTTTGGTGGTTTTGAACCGCAATAGCATCCACCTTGTGGCACAGACCCAAGGAAGCCTGTCTGACACCGTGGTCAAGGAGCTTACTGGCGAGGTTGGGTGCTTGGCTCGCAAGACGGTGGTTATGCAGGCTAACAACATGCTATTCTTGGCCGACGAGGGCATTTACGGGCTTACCTTCCTTAACGATTACAACCTTCGCGGCACGGAGGAACCACTTTCCAAGAACATCCAGCCGTACATCGACCGCATCAACAAGAATCTTTCTGGTGATTCGGTGGCGGTTTACTTCAACAACCGCTATTACATTGCGGTTCCGCTGGATTCTGTAGCTGGAGGTAACGATGCCCGTGGAAACAACGCGATTCTGATCTACAACTTCTTGAATAAGGGTTGGGAATCGCTGGATACCTATGGGGATTCTAGGTTTTTGATCACGAACTTCATCACAGCAAGTGCTGGCGTTCGCAATAACTTGTACGCTGTTAGCGCAAATGGTGGCTTGCATCAGATTGACGCTTCCGACTCATCCACAGACCGCTTGAGTGTTACGAATGAAAGCACAGATGTGGTCACTCCCACAATCAACTCGTATGTAACTAGCCGTGGGTACGACTTTAAGACCCTTGAGCGCAAGAGGTTCACGGACGCACAGGTTCAGATGCAGAACTTGGCGGGAGAGACTGGTGAGTACGACATTGCGTTCGCTACTGAAGACCCCGACTCCGCAGAAAGCATAGGAACCACCACCACATTCCTTGGTGGTCAGATTCTGTCACCTAGCAGCCCGAACGAGGCTGAAACCGCAAGCATCCGATGCAGACTTGGTGGTCAGCGTGGCTATACTGGGACTATCACATTGACAAGAACTATCGGCTCACCTAAGATCCACTCTATTCAAGTGGCGGGTTCTATCACCAACAGACAAATTCTATCACAAAAATAATATGGGAGTTGTAAATACAACCTACACATTTACAAGCACTGACACAATTACCAGTGCTAAGATGAATAACATCATTGATGATACGACATTTACCAGCGATGCGATCCAAGGAACCACCTTGCAGGTTGTGTCTCCGGGCAAACTTGCCGTGTCTGCAAGTGGCATTACCTCTAATGAACTTGCGTCTAATGCGGTTGTTACAGCTAAGATTGCTGATGGAGCAGTAACTCCAGCAAAATTTTCTACAGCAGGGCCATCTTGGGATGGTGCTGGAGGTACATTTACACTTAGCCAAGCGGCAATTGAACTAGGTAATGGAATCACATCAAATAATAATTCTTTCATTGATTTCCATTCTTCGTTTCCAATCATTGATCATGATGCCAGAATAATTAGGGAATCTGGAGTAAACGGAACACTCACTATTTCTAATATAGGAACTGGATCAATAATCTCCAGTGCCAGTGGAGGATTCCAATTTGCGTCAGCCCCTATGCCAAACCCAGTTGGAACCGCCCCAATCTATGGAGCTAGGGCATGGGCAAATATTGCAATATCACCAACGAGATCAGTAGCGTCACAGGCTAATGTTACATCTGCTACCAAAATCGACACAACTCATACCCAAGTTACATTTACAACTGCCATGCCAGATGATGTTTATGTTGTTTCTGGGTGTGCCAAAAATGATGCGGCCCTTGATTTTTCAACATACGACCATCAAACAACTGGGTTTAAAATAAGACACTCAACAGAAACTGCAGGACGATTTGTGCAATTCATTGTTATGCGATGAACCAGCACCTAGCAAAAGCAATAGTAACATATGAACAAGAATATATCGACTTTCAACAACTTCTCACATGGCACTTATGTCATGGCATTGTTGTTTGCGATATGGATTGTTTTGCTATTGGCTTTAGTGCGTTCAGTAGAAATCCGACTCAAGCAGTCCATGTCGATGATGGAGACACCTTGTTTGTTACATTCTCCACTGGAGACATGCGCGGAGCATTATCCAAATATATTCAAAACTACGACTTTATTGCGTTTCAGCGAAGTTTCAAAGGTAGTGACCGCGTAAGAATCCACGACATCTATAAGTTTTATTTAAAGTTAAAAGAAAGTTAATCCAATGGGAAGTAAGCCTAAATCAGTTTCAGCTCCAAAAGCGAACTACTCCAAAGATATTAGTTCGTTATTGTCGGCGTTCCAGCAGTCAATGCCTGGAATTCTTTCATTTGAGCAGCAGTATCGTCCAGAATTTCAGCGTCAAAACCTTGCTGATGTTTCTCAGTTTGGACTTGGGATGCTTGGTCTTTCCCCTCAGTTTACCCAAGGTGCTGCGCAACAACTTGGAGCGGCGCGTGAGGCTGAACTCGGTCAGATGACTGGACAAGCTGGACTTACCCGTGGATTGATGGCGGGTCTGTCACCAGAGCAAGCAAGTGCGGTACAACAGGCTCAACAAGAGTCGCAGAGGGCATATGCCGCTGCACAAGGTGTTACTCCAGAACAACAGCGCATGTACCAGCAAACCGCTAGAGAGGGCGCACAGGCCGCTGGTCGCGTTGGTGGAAACTACGCCATTGCATCTGAGATCATGGGCCGTGAGGACATCATGGCGCGGAAGCGAGCAGAAGCGGCACAGGCTGGACAACAAGCGTTCAATCTTGCAGGTCAGTTCTACACCGCACCGGGCCTCCAACTGCTTGGCAGCCAGCCTCTTTCTTACCAAGTTGGCAACCAGATGATGGGCCTTGGACTTGACGCTATCGGTGCCGGTAAGCCTCAACTCTTTGATGTTGGATCTGCGCTTAATCTTGGTGCGGCTCAAAGGCAGAATATCTTGAGTGCAAATGCGGCCACACAGCAAAACAGGGCTACTTATAGTGCTGGCATGATGAATATGATTGGCAATGTTGCTGGCGCGGCAACAGGAGCAATGATAATGAAATAAAATATAATAATATGCCATACGGACAAGGACAGATGCTAGGAGCGGGTGTAGACCCACGGATGTTTGTGCAGGATTACTCTGGCTTCACAAGGGCTGCGGAGATCCAAGCGCAGGGAATGCAGAATCTTGGGGCTACCATTGGTCAAGGCATTAAGGACTTTGGAGAGGCTCGCCAAGAGCGCAAGAAGATTGATGCCGAAATTAAAGCTACATCTGCTGGTATTGAGTCTGCGATCAAAATGGGTAAAGACTTGGGTATTGACATAGGAGGTTACCTGTCACCAATCCAAGCTAAAATTAACGACCCAAACACATCTCCTGCGGAGGCATTGGCACTTGGGAGAACTGCTGCTCAAGGTATTTCAAACGCATTCACCCTTGGGATTGGGGCGCAAGAGAGATCTATTGCCTCGCAAAGGGCGCGAGATGAAAATGCCTTTAAGCTCGCTAACCTAGAAGTGGCGCAGCAAAGAGCCAATATATATGGTCAAAAAGCTCAAGCTGAAGCGTCTAAACTCACCAAAGGTACTTTGTCGTTTTTTGATCCAGATACCAATCAAAGTGAGGAAATGGATGTGAATTACGACCCACAAGGTCGCCCTCGCGTAATTGGCACTGGGGAGCTTATTGTAGATCCGGTAAAAGTTAAATACGGAGAGGGTGGAGTTGACAAACCCCCAGAAACATCTCAAGTTAGTGGCATTTCTGATTCTATTGCTCAAACAGCTAAGATGAACATTGGTCGCCTATCTACTGCTAAAACACCAGGAACGCAAGGTGGAAACCTTGGTTGCGCCGATGCAATTTGCAGGACATACGAACAAGCAACTGGTGAAGAACTGGTTAAGGGAGGCACACTTTCCACATCTGAAATGGTTGGAAAGTTAGCTAACGATCCAAGATTTCAAAGCGTTTCTGTAAATCAAGCTCAACCAGGTGACATTATTGTTACCCCAAGAGGCAAAAAAGCAGGGCATACAGGAATTGTGCTTGAAGGTGGAGCTATTGCCTCAAATAGCAGTAAGGGTTTCAAGGGCGGATCACCAGGAACATTCGTTCAAAATTATACAATTAATTCATGGATGAACTCTGTTGCCCCAAGAAACCCAGGTAAAACTCAAGTATTTAGGAGAATTGAAGAAGCAGCGTCTCCACAAATGGCTGGGACTCCAGAGCAGCAAGCCGAAGTAGCAAGACAAATTGAGCAAGGTGCTGGAATGCAGATGGTTCAAGCCGGTGGTGGAATGCCAACTGAACCAAGTTTAGCACAACAGCAGCCGCAACTCCCAGCAAGAAGGCAAGTTGTCGCCACAAGGCCAGTTGGAGGTGGAGGGCAACAACAAAAAACGGTTAAAGTAGTAAGTGGGGAAGAAGCCCAAAAATACGATCTTCCTCCAAGTGGAACATACGAGATTTCTCTAAATCCAGATGGAGGCTTTGCTGGTACTGAAAAAACAATCATACCTCCAATTAGCGAGGAGCAATTCAAAAAAGAAACTAAGATTGAACAAGAGCAAGCTCTAAGATCTGCTGGGGACGCAGCAGAAGGAATTAGAATTGTTAATAAGCTAACTCAATCCAGTGGCTTTGCTGGAGTGTTTGGTGTAGGTATTCGTCTTAAGTATTTGCCTTCAACTGAAGCCAGAACTGCTGAAAATTATCGAAAAAAACTTGTCGCGTTGGCTACTACTGACACAATGCGCAAATTTCAAGGCCTCGGCCAAATGTCCGATAAGGAGTTTGGGGTTGCACAAGATTCAGCCACAATGCTCTCAGACCCTGGAATATCAGAAGAAGCCGCAGCGTCAGAGCTAAATAGACTTAGGTCTTATTTTGCGACCTCTATTAGAAGAGCTGAAGGGCTTGGAAGAATCCCAAAAGGAACAGCTCAAAAATTAATTGAACAATCAATGAGTGCTGCCGGTGCTCAAGGAGGCCAATCAAACCAAGCTGAAGATGACGCATCGTTTATTCAAGGGTTCCGATCTGGGGAATAGAATTTAACAAAATGGCGAAAGAAGAAAATCAAGCATTGCTGGCAAAAGATGTGCTAGTGAGGAATAACGAATTTCTTGCATCCAGATTTGGAGAACAAGGAGTTAGGCCAATATCTTCAATTCAAGACATGATTAGTCTTGG